ATTAGAACTACCCGACATCAAACAATACGAAACAATTTCAATACCTTTACCTACAGCAGACGTACCTTCTTATAGTCCTTTAGTTGTACCTCCTAGCGATTTACAAGCTGAAGAAGAACCTGAAGGTACTGCTTCTGAAGAACCGGAATCTCCCGGAATGAGAAAGGTAGATATACCATTTACAGATAGACAGATGCCCGTGCCTGAGACAGAAATTTTAGTCACGGCAACAACAACTGCGGTTGTATCAGTAGCAGCTACCCTTACAGCTACGGCAGCGTTTAAATACGTTGTAACTGTAATGAAACCCATACTTAAAACAACATGGAAGAAGTTAAGCAAAAAAAGCAAAGCTTAATAAGTAAATTAAAAGATATAGGCGAAGAAAAAGAACATACATTAGAAGTTCTTGGGACTTTAGTTAGATTAGGTGTAGTTGTCTGGTCTGGTTTTATAATTACTATGAACTATATTGATATACCAATGGTTAAGAAATCTGGTAATAGCGATATCACGTTCGTAGCCAGCGTATTTACGGGAGCACTAGCCACGTTCGGTCTTACTACGGGTAAGAACGGAAATGGTAAACCTCCAGTATGTCCTATGGCAAATAAAGAAAAACCTAAAGTATGATTATTGATTATCAAGTTATAGATAATTTTCTGCCTAAAGATCTTTTTACACAAATTACTTCATTTATTATATATAATCAAGATTTTCCTTGGTATCATAATAAATATCTAACTACCGTTGGTAAGACAACTGACACTGAGTTTTCATACTTTTATCATGGAGTATATAAAGACGATAGACCTCATTCACCTTTATTTGACACGTTACAACCCGTGTTAGATAAATTACCTATCGCTGCTTTACAACGTATTAAAGTAAACTTTTATATACCATGTCCAATAGTTGAAGATCACGAAAAACATAGGGACCTTCCTATACCACATCAATCAGCAATCTTGTCTTTAAATACATGCAACGGTTACACAAGATTAGATGACGGGACCAAAGTAGATAGTGTTGCAAATAGACTGTTATTATTTGATGGTTCTAAATTACATAACTCTACAACTACGTCTGATTATAGTCTTCCAAAAGGAAGATTTAATATAAATTTTAATTATTTCCCAACATGAAAAAACTACTCATAGTTTTAGCAATGTTATCACCCGTCATGGCTAGAGCCAACACAGTGACCCCACAATTTACTTCAGGGTCAATGAACTCAACGACCACTACCACTCAAACTATAGTGGAGACAGAGCAGCGTCAGGTCTATGGAGCTGCCGTAAATACGTGGTCAGGAAATAATGTAACTGCATCTGGAAACTTATCAGACTCAGCTACAACATTTTCAGTAACTAACAATTCACTACCGTGGAACTTAGAAACCACAACAAGAGCAGCAGGCTTAGTAGAGCAAATAGATTTCACACGAAACTTTACAATAAACTCTACTACTACATCGCTGTCTGTATTCTCTCAGTAAGTCCTGTACTTGCCGAAGGAGACACCAATAATAATAGTAACCCTGTAGCAGCCGCGACGGGAAATGTTACAAATCAAGCTGTCCAATTTCAGAACAATGGAGCACCTAGCCGACAAGCCTTTGGTAGCAACATATCTTGTAATGGCAGTACTATGACATTTAGTCCATTTTATATGGGCAACGATACGCAACCAGAAACAGAAGATGGTTACGTTATCAGCGAAAACTGGGGGTTCCAAATAAACTTTATGGTACCCCTAAATCGAGACTTGACTAAGCAATGTGAACGCATGGCTGAAAGTCAAATACAAAAAAACAAGCTCGATTTTGAGCTGGTTCGTGCACTCAAATGTGCCGAGCTCCAGCAGAAGGGCTTTACCCTGCTACCCGGGTCACGTGTATATCACCTCTGTTCTGACGTAGTACCTATTCAATCAATTTTACCCAAGAAAAAATAATGTTAGCAATCGTAAAACCATTCGTACTATCTGCACTTAAGTCACCAAAATTTAAGACTTTTGTAGTCGAACTACTAGAAAAATTAGTAGAGCAGACCGATAATGAGCTTGATGACAGAGCTTTACAGATCGTCAAAAAAGGCTTAGGAGTCTAAAATCCTAGGGTACAAACATACCCGGGACTTTTTTCATCGCCCTTGTAGGCGATTCTGAGAGGAGCAAAATGAAGAAAAAGGCAACAGAAGACCAATTTAACGAGTTGCATAACCTAATTACTAAAGAATTTCTATCTCGTATAAAATCGGGTGAAGCAACTACACAGGACCTTAAGGCAGCTTGTGATTGGTTAAAAGCTAATGACATTAGTGGTGTTGCGTATGACGGAAATCCTTTATCTAAGTTAGCTCAGGTTATGCCAACGGTAGACCCAGAATTAGTAAAGGAGCGACTTTATGGCAAGCACAGCTAAATACTATAGGTCCAACCCAAAAGCTAGAGCAACAAGGCTCAAGCAACAAAAAAAATACAATAAAACCAAAAAGGGTCTAGCCCTACGTGTAAATGCAAACAGACTTAATAGACAACTTGGTACCTACGGAAATGGTGATGGGCGCGACGCTGCTCACTATAAGGGGAGTACTACCAAGGGCAGACTCCAAAGTCCATCCGAAAACAGGAAAAGCAGACTTAAAATACGTAAATGACCCCATTACTACCTAAACCAGAACATTACTTACACAACTTAATAACCATGACAAGTCCTGAAGCAAAGAAGCTCTGGAGAAGAGCTATCAAAGAGCACTTTAATTGTACATGCGTTTATTGCGGAGAATCTTATGAATTTAATCAACTTACACTCGATCACGTCAAGCCTCGTTGCAAAGGCGGTGAGAGTATTACAACGAATCTTGTACCCGCTTGTAGGGCGTGCAACCAAGGTAAAGGTAGTAGCGATTGGCTTAGATGGTCGAGAGAGACATTTGGAAGTCGACCTGTTAGAGAACAACTAATACAAGATCACATAGCAGCATAATGGCTAAGGAGAAATTTGTACCCGTCAATGGTGCATATAATATTACTTCTGCACAAAAAGATGAGTTTACTCAATTTTTACGTAATAAGATAAAACAAAACAACAAATTTACTCCTAGCGGAAAACCTAGTAAAGAAGGAGTAATAACAAAAACGTACATTGACGGTAAACTACAACAATTTAGAAACAGATCACGTGCAGGCGTAAAAAGCGTTGACGGATTTAACTTTGCTGCTGAAGCTACTAAAGATGTAGAAAAAGCAAAAAGAGCAAAAGGTATCAAAGATAGTAGTGCTCATCTTACTAAAGCACAAAAAGATGCATCTAAAGCTAAAGCTTCAGCAATACGTAAAACTGGTAAAGAAGCTGACCATATAATAGAAATACAAGAGTCTATAGGATATTTAGAACAGTTAGAATTAGAGAAAAAATCTGGTGCTATCACAACTAGGCAGTACAACAAACAGCTAAAAGACTTAAGAGCTAGAGGTATTGGTGATGACCCTAAAAATATACAAGCACTAACTGGCTTAGAAAACTCTCGTAAACAAGCAGAAGTTGCTGCAAAGAACAAAGCTTTACGCGCTATGGAACTAAAAAACCCTAGCGCTAGAGCATTAAAATTAGTTAAAGGTGGTAAAACTGCTGGTAAAGTTGCTGGCAAAGTTATACCATATGTCGGAATACCAATGGCTTTGACTATGTTTGGTGGTTCTGTGCATGCAATGCAAAAGAAAGGCTTAACTAAAAAGACAGGCACAGATCTAGCATTTAGAACTGCTGACTTAGCGTTAGAAGGAGTAGATGCATTGACCGGTGGTTTGTCCACACCTGTTACTTTGGCGTTACAATTAGCGTTAGCCGGAGCTGAGCGTACAATCAATCAAGGCGCAGCTAAGATATCTACAAGGGACAGGAAGAAATTTAGATAGAAACATACATGACAGATGTTTTAAGCGCCTTACAGGACGATTTCAAGCTGTTTCTGCAAGCTTTGTGGGACCAGCTTGATTTACCACAACCTACTAGGGCACAATACGCGATAGCAGACTACATACAACATGGACCAAAAAGACTACAAGTACAAGCATTTCGTGGCGTTGGTAAGTCTTGGATTACTGGTGCTTTCGTGTTATGGACTTTATTCAAAGACCCAGAAAAAAAGATAATGATTATCTCTGCCTCTAAGGAAAGGGCAGATAACATGTCTATATTTTTACAAAAACTAATTATAGAGACACCATGGCTAAATCATTTGCAACCAAAGAGCGACGACGCGCGATGGTCAAGAATTTCCTTCGACGTAAACTGTTCACCTCATCAGGCACCATCAGTCAAAAGTGTTGGTATTACTGGTCAGTTAACGGGAAGTCGTGCAGACCTAATGGTACTAGATGACATAGAAGTACCGGGAAACAGCATGACTGAAATGATGCGGGAGAAGTTATTACAACTCTGTACAGAAGCTGAATCAATACTTACCCCTTATGATAATAGTCGTATTATGTATCTGGGAACACCCCAGACTACTTTCACAGTCTATAGAAAACTTGCTGAACGTAACTACAAGCCATTCATTTGGCCAGCTAGGTTTCCTAAAGATATTACACCGTACGAAGGACTTATAGCGCCACAACTACAAGAGGACATAGACAATGGAGCTTTACCTTGGGCTTGCACTGACCCTGATCGTTTTGATGATGATGACCTCGTTGACAGAGAAGCCTCAATGGGTAGAAGCAACTTTGCACTCCAGTTCATGCTCGATACGTCACTTAGTGACGCAGAGAAGTTTCCTCTTAAGATGGCTGATCTTATTATTACAAGTGTCAATCCTACTGATGCACCCGAAAATGTCGTATGGTGCTCAGACCCAGCCAATATACTCAAAGACTTACCCACAGTCGGACTACCCGGAGATTATTTCTAT